TCCTACTGTACCTAGAGTTGCCCCTTTTACTACTAGGACTAGCATTCCTACACCTTTATACGACCAAGTAGTTGAAAAACTTAAAGTTGACCCTGTAAAAGATGCAACTGAGTTTAAAAAGATTCCAAGGTACTCTATGCGCTATCCTGGGACTAGGGTTCCTTTGTATGGAATCAACATACCTAATCCAGGTGAAAAGCCGGATGAAGAGATATAGGAAAGAGTAACAATGGCTAAAACAAAAAAGTGTAGCTGCGGTAAGTGTGCAGACTGCAAGAAGTCATGGGCTGGTTCTAAGGCGGATAAAAAAGCTGATAAGAAGCTTGAAAAGGGCATGACTGCATCACAAAAAAAGAAATTTGAAGCTGCTGATAAAAAGATGGATGCTAAAAAGCCGTCTAAAAAAGCAGACGAACGTATGGACAAGGCACTAGCTGCCAAAATCAAAGGAAAGAAATAATGCCAGCAAAGCAAAATAAAAGAGTGTTTGTTACTGAAAAAGTAAAAGGCAATCCTCAAGGCGTAAAGGTAGCAAAGCCTGGTCTAAAAGGTTCTTTAAAGAAGTCAGGAAAGTAAATAATGGCTAAACTACCACGCCCAGTAATGAAAGCAGAACTACTAAAAGTTAAAGCTGCTGCTACAAAAGGTAAAGTTGCTGCCGGTCAGGCGGTTGCTGACGCTTCAAACAACATGGGTATCCCTGTTAAAAAGGCAGCTAAAGTTGCTGATAAAGGTGCTGCCCTAGGTGCTAAGACAACTCGTAGAGCTGCTAGAAAAGTCAATAACATAAACATTAAAGCGGCAGCTACTGGTTACGCAACTACTAGAAATGCTGATGAAGTTAGAAATGTTGTTAACAAAGTTAGAAACGCTGGTGGAGCTAGCTCTGGAAGTCGCAGTGCAATCCGTGCAGAGGCTAAGGGCGATAAGCTAGGTGGCAAAGCTCTTGATGCTACTCAAAAAGCTGGGGTTAAAACTCAGATCAGGGCTGCTAGAACTTACACCAAGCCTTTTAATGCTAAAAAGCAGAAGTAACAACTAATGGCTATTTCACAAAGCGTTATTACTCTATCAAGTAGCACAGCTACTAAGATTACCTCTGTTACTGCAGCAGCACACCCTGTTATTCCTGGAAAGACTGCTTATTCATGGAATGACTCTAGCTTGATTGTTCAGAACATTGACAATACTGCTACTGTTTACCTTGGCACTTCCTCTGTAACCTCATCCGCTTACGGTGTATCTATTGCTAATGGTGCAGCTATCACTATCGATAACCTAGGTCCTACTGAAGATCTATACGCTATTTCTAGTGTTAACAATAGCAAACTTACTATTTTGGCGGTAACTAGATGAGTATTAGACGTCATGATAAAGGCAAGAGCATTACCGGTAAAGGTAAAAGCGTAAAGAAATAAAGAATACTTATAAAGTTTACCCTGCCAAAAGCAGGGTTTTCTTTTATTCTTAAAGGGTAGTACTTCGTGCGAATTACTACCTATTAATTTAGAGCCTGCGCCTCGATTGGGGATTTTGCTAAATGTCTGCTATAAATGTAAAACCGTGGTGGAATAGAGTTAACGACTACTACCTATTTGACGAACGAAAGAAGTTTGCCAGAGGTGCCGTCAACTTTAGACCTAACAATCGACAAGACGCTTTAATGGCTCAAATGATTGCAGGATACGTTAACGCAGAATTTGCAACCCCTAAGTCGCTAGGCAAGAAGAAGTGAAGCACGTTTTAAAGGCTTTTCCACAGGCTGCAGCAGAAGCTGCCCGCTCTATGACGTTTGACATACGCAAGAGCGCACTTGACCATGGCTGGCACCCTGAAGTTGCTAATAGTCTTTTTATTACTCATGACGGTTCTTCTTTCAGAGTTCACGTACCTGATCAGCACAAAAGAACTGTGCATGAACTAGAGTATGGTACAGAAACACAAAGACCTACAGCAGTAATTCGTAAGTTTAATAACCGACCTGAGTTTATGGAAAAAGCTTTGCTTAAAAGCTTGTCTAGAATAACGAAAGGTAAACTATGACCTTTTTACTTTCAGAAGACAAAGCTCTTAGAGAGCTACTTCAAGGAATGACTGTTACTGACCAGAAGTCAGATGGTGATGGTGTTCCTCGTCAAGTAGGTGTTTGGTTTGGACAGCCTGACCAGGAAATTCGTACACAATCATACCCATACATAACAATTGACATGATTGACATTGTTAGAGAAACGGACCGTGAGCAAAGAGGTCTAGCATCTCCTGACTACATGCCTACTCCTGCAACAATTGCTGGACCTAATGGAACACAAATTCCTTTTGATCCTAATAAACACAGCTACGTAATACCTAGACCTATTCCTGTAAGTATTGATTACCAGATTACTACTTATGCTCGTCATCCTCGTCATGATCGTGAATTAATGACACAAATTTTATTTACAAAGCTACCTTTTAGATTTGGCTGGCTAGAAATCCTAGAGAAAACAAATACTGTTGGAGATACAACCACCAACACCAGTACTCTAAGAAGACTAGACGTCATTAACGTTTCCAAAAGAGACGTGACTGAACAAGCAAAGCGTTTGTTCGTCAATGCAATATCTGTGCGCGTTTCTAGCGAAATCGCTCAGGAAACCTACTCAGCACTATATAAAGTATACTCAGCGGTTAATGTGCATGGTCCTAACCCACAACCGGGTAGATCTGACAACCCTGACTACATGTCATTTGGATCGATTACTATTACGCCCCCAAACAATATTACACATACTAACCCATAGGAGACAATATGACGTATTCACGTCCTGGCGTTTACGTAAGTGAACGCGACCTACCAACCCCAGTAACCGGTGTTGGAACTGCAAATGCTGCAGGTGCATGTATTGGTTACTTCCAAAAGGGTCCTGAAATTGTGACCAGAGTTGTATCTTGGTACGACTTTGCTAGCACTTTTGGTGATCTAAACCCGCTATACCCAGCTACATACGGTGTAAGCCAGTTCTTCCAAAATGGTGGAAATGAGCTTTACGTTCGTCGTGTAACTAATAATGCTGCTATTGCAACTTCAACTGTTGCGGCACAATCAACAGGCAACACTACAAGATTTGTATCAAAATACAAGGGAACTGACGCTAACTTGTTGCGTATCCAACTAACCCCTGTTGTTAAGACAACTCTATCTGCTACTGCTCTTGCTTACAACTCAGGAACAACAACGGTAACTGTTACTGTAAACAACAACCTGTCTGTTGGAGACATCGTTACTATTAGTGGTGCTACATTTACCGGATACAATGGAGTTGTAGAACTTCCTGTTGCTACTGCTTCTGCTACTCAGTTTACTGTCACTACTTCAGTGTCTGGTAGCCCATCAACATCGACTGCAACTGTTACTGTTTATGGTGACTATTGGACATTCATTGTTGCTAAGGAAACTGTTACAAATGAGTCTCCTGATGTATTTAGCAATGATCTAGTTCTTGAAACTTACAACAATGTTGTGTTCAACAACAAGCAGTCTAGCGATTACATTGGAACTATTCTTTCACTACGCTCCGACTACATTAAAGTTGATGAAACTACTGGTACCTATGACGCCACTAAGCGCCCTAGTTATACTAATCCTCTTGTATTTACTGGAGGTACTGACGGTTCTGCACCTGCAGCTTCTGACTACACAGGTTCAAGCAACGCTGTTCTAAAAGAGTTTGATGTTTTAGAGCGCCCATTGGTTGTATTTGCTCCAGAATTAGCTAACCAAATTACTGACGCTAATGCAAAAACAGTATTTAATGGTATGACTAGTTGGGCTGAGTCAAATGGCAAAGCATTTATTATTGCTGATACTGCTTCAGGAAACACAGTTACAAATGCGACTGCTGCTAGCAATGCACTAACTGCATCAAGTTACGGGGCTATCTACTACCCTAACTATTATGTGCCAGACTCAAAGGCTCAAAGTGCTGCTGCTCTACGTCTTGTAGGTCCATCAGGTGCTGTTGCGGGTCTAATGCTTGCTACTGATCGTGCTGTAGGTCCTCACAAGTCTGCTGCAGGTATTAGCGCTAAAGTAGCAAACGCTGTTGCATTAGAGCTAAACTTTACTTCTAGTGATCTAGACAGCCTAAACACTGCCGCCAACCCAGTTAACGCAATTCGTAACCTACCAGGTGCCGGCATTGTTGTTATGGGTGGACGTACTCTAAAGTCAAGTAGCACCATTACTAAGTACATTAGCACTCGTCGTTCATTGTTCTACATCAAGCGTCAAATGGAAGTTCTAACTCAATTTGCGCTATTTGAAAACAACAGCGAAATTCTATGGTCACGTCTTCGCACTGCTCTTACTGCATTCTTGAATGAATACCGTAACCAAGGTGGTTTGCGTGGTACAACTATAGACCAGTCTTTCTACATCAAGTGTGATGCAGAAAACAACGACGCTACTAGCATTGCTGCGGGTATCGTCAACATTGAAGTCGGTGTAGCTCTTGAGCGCCCAGCTGAATTCATTGTTATTGCCCTCAGTCAAATGACAACGATTTAATTTAAGGAGTTAAATTGCCAACAATTATTAATAACCGTTCAACCCTAGAGACTGATCCAATCAGAAACTTTAGGTTCTTGGTTACTTTTAAACCTCTGGTCACTAACGACGCCTCTTGGCTTCCAAAGGGTCCTCAGAAAGTTACTGTAGGATTTACTTCAGTATCAGGTCTATCAGTAACCACTGACAGCATCCCTTACCGTGAAGGTGGTTACAACACCACTGTTCACCAGATTCCTGGTCAAAGTTCTTTCAGCCCACTAACACTTCAGCGTGGTGTGGTTCTTGGAACCAAGCAGCACTGGGACTGGATGAGACAGTTGTTTGCAACTATCCAAGGTGGATCAGGTAATGCTAGTCAAGTAACCAATTTCCGTTGTGACATTGAAATCGCTGTTCTATCACACCCAATCGCTGGTGCTGGTGGTGGCAACACTGCTAACTACGATGACCACGTTGCTATGCGTTTCCAGGTTTACAATGCTTGGCCAACCTCGGTAGCTTACTCAGACCTAAACGCTGGTGACAACGCTATCCTAGTAGAGCAGCTTAGCTTGGTACACGAAGGCTTTGATGTCAACTGGGCTCCAGATCTAAAGACAAGCGCTAAGCCGTTTAACGTTTAACAATTAATAAAAGGAATATAAATCGTGACTGAATTAAACACAATCAATGCTGGGGAAAATCCTAGCTTGGCTAACTCTCTTATTGATCAAGCATTGGCTGTAAGTGAAAAACCTGTAGAACCGGCAAACATAATTCCTCCTTTTAACAATGTGGTAGTTCTCCCATCTGGCTATATTGGACCAGATGGGAAACTATCTACATCTGTTGAAGTAAGGGAACTTAATGGAACAGATGAAGAAGCACTATCTAAAATTGACACTTTAATTAAAATGTGGTCAACCATTTTAAGTAGAGGTGTTGTAAAAGTAGGTGACGCTCCAGCTACTGAGGCTATACTAGATGACCTTTTAGTAGGTGATAGGGACGCCTTAGTCATAGGTATTTATAGAGCAACTTTTGGTGACGTAGCTAACATAGACGCTTATTGTCAAGGTTGCAAAGAATACAAAGATGTTGCGTATAATCTAACAGAAGACTACAAAACAAAAGCTTTGTTAGACCCTATTGCAAACCGTACCTTTGAAGTATCTGGTCGTAAAAATAAATATTTAGTAACTTTACCAACAGGCGTTGCTCAAAAAGAAATGGGAGCTGATCCAAATTATACTGAAGCAGAGTTAAAAACTATTCTTTTAGAGAACTGTGTTTTAGAGATTAATGATCAGCCTGTTGTAAGCAAGCTACAAATTAAAGGTATGGGAATTGCAGACCGTACTACTATTGTTGACGAAATTGCAAAACGTACCCCTGGACCACAACTTGAAGATATTACAATCGATTGCCCTGACTGTGGCGGAAAGGTGGTAGTTCCGGTAAGTCTCGGAACTATCTTTCGTTTCTAAAAAAGTGTTCAATTATCTAGCGTTAATGAAACAATGGAGAACGCTAGTGGACGCATACCAAGGGTGGTCTTTAAATGAAGTTAAATTGTTATCTCCTAGAGAACGTCTTAATTGGCTTGAAGTTGCTAGAGAAGATGGAAAGGTAACCAAGAATGAGTGAACCAGGTTTATCTGAAAACTTATCAGGTGCTACCGATGCGGCTGATAAACTTTTAAAAAAGCTTACTGGTATTGATAAAGTCCTTGCCAAACTAAACAAAAGCTCTAAATCTTTAAGCAATAATTTTGGTGGAGCAAACGGCACTGGTAGTACTGGTGCAAGTGGTGGGTTTAGCATAGGGGGCACTGACGCTACTTTTAGCGGCTACCTAGAACAACTTGGTGGTATGGCTGGAGGTAAAGGTAAAGGCACTGCTATGAACCTTCTTGGAGGAGGGTTAAAAATAGCCGGTAGTGTTACTAATATGATGCCTGATGTAAACGCTACTATGAACCGCATGTCCCAAGGGTACAACTTAGCTGTTATGAATGGCTATGGTGCAGGTAATAACGAAATGCGTGCTCGAATGGAGCGCGGAACACTTGCTATGATGCGTAATGGGCTTACTGGTCCTGGTAGCGATATGCAGTTTGCTAACATCATGGCAAGTAGTGGTATTGCATTTAACTCTAATTACAACAGCACTTACATGCAGAATGCTCGTGAAACTTCAAACATTGCAAAATATTTGAATGTTGATAATGGTACTGCTGCACAATCGATGGCAGATTTAACAAGCGGTGCAACCTCTTCTAATTTAATGCGTAACCTTGGAATCATGACATCTGATCCTATGAGTGG